ATTATGAAAAATTTTATTAGCTGGTAGATTTAAAACATCCTGCATCCATGCGCAGGTTATACCTTCGTCCATATTTCCACCTGCATCGTGATGTATTGGAAAATACCATTGTCTGCCAAGAGCTGCTACTGCAAATCCTACAATGTGGCCATCAAATGTAGCCCATCCTGCACCTTTTGTTTTTATATTTGGATCCTTTGTTTCTAAATCAATAGCAATTTCTGTTGCTTGCGATAGGTCTGGATATTCTGAAGGACAAATCCAATCAGAATCATTATAAATAAAATTAAGTTGATGAGTCATTATTCATTAATTGTCTTAAAATTGTCGTTCCTGGATTAAGATCGTAGTCTTTAACACACCCCAATAAACTTACTGACAGCACAAGGACCACAATAATAAATTTAAATTTTTTCATTGTTCCAAAAAATTAATATTAAAACTATTAATCCAAAAATAGCAACTAATAATAAAATAGATGCAATCAAATTCATTTTTTTTTGCTTTTTAATCTCTTGATTTCTAAATCACAATAATGTTTTATTTTTTCCAAATCCTCAACTTTGTTTTTAAATAAATACCTGCAAACGTACTTCACAACGTTGCCCTGAAAAAAAGATAATTTGTTTCTTGATATAAATTCATATGGTTGAATCTCAAAAAATTTATAGTGAGATCCTCCAATTTGCACATCTTCTGGAAAACTTTCATCAAACATATCTTTATTTGTCATAATTTAAATCCTTTTAGTATTCCTAATTTTTCTTCTGCTGTTGCAATTTTTTCAATTAATTTATCTACTTCGTCCAAGTGCTGCGGATGTTCTCCTATACCTACAGATTTTTCTAAGTAAATTTTTATTGTAGCTTCAGCCTCTGATATTTGTGCAATATATCTATCCTCTAAAGCGTCTAATATTAACTTCCTAAACATAGTTTGCCTCATAAAGTTTAAAATACTTTCCTAACGGAAAGTTATATTGATGGTTTGTACCTAACAAATGTAAAGTTTGTTTAGATCTGGTAACTCCTGTGTACCAAACTCTTAACTCTTTTATCTTATCTGTTAAATTTTTTTTCTCATAATGTGATGGAAAGTTGCATTTACTGGCTAATACAACATTATCAGCTTCTCCACCTTTTACCTGGTGGATAGTATCTATTATTATTTTTGGTGGCTGCGTAAGATCTACACCCTCCTGCATAAGTTTTTTAAAATACTTTTTATCTTTTTCTTTAAATTTTCTTTTAAACACTTGATTCCATAGTCCTTTTTCATCTCTCATACCACATCTGAGATGTAATTCATCAAAATTAAATACTTGATTTGGGTGCGCAAAAGACCATTTTTTACTGTCCGTTGACCGGTAGCCGTGATCTATATTTAATAAAAATTCATACATTGTACATGCTTCTTCTCTAGTAATACTACCGCCTTGACAGATTTTTTCCCAATATTGAATTGCTGAAAATTGATTTGGGTCAAAAGATTTATTATTTTTTTGGTCTTGGTAATATAATCCTAAATTCTTAGCCTCCTGCTGCAGCTCTCTTTTAACATCATTAATTCTAGCTAAAACCATCCAATTGCCTTTCATGTCCCAAGGTATTTTTTTTAAACCATTCCATCTATACACGGCTCCTTCTTTACCATTAGAATAAAATTCTTTTTCAATTCTATTTTGGCCCATTGAATATAATAAACAGCTAGAAAAAAAATGTATATTTTTATTTAATCTCACAGATTTTTTTAAAACTAAAGATCTACCAGGAAACTTTTGAAAAAACTCAACTTCTGCTCCATTCCATTCGTATATGGCCTGGTCATCATCTCCTGCAATATAAATCCTGTCCACCGCTTGAGCTAACTTCACAACTAAATCCCATTGCAGAGGAGTTAGATCCTGAGCTTCATCAACCATTAAAACTTTAAAAGGTATTGATATTCCCTCATCAATAAATTTTTGTACCATATCGGTAAAATCTAATCTATCCGCTGTTCTTCCCCCACCTTCAATTTCCATAGTTTTAAATTTCTCATAACCAGCAATAATTGATTTAAACTGTTGTAATCTTACAGCTTTTCGAGGTTGTTGTTTATATAACCATACAGGATCAACCTTCATATTTCTTGCTCGATCATAAATTTGTAAGGACCAATTGTTATAAACTTTTTGATCATCATGACCATCTTTGTAATTTACTTTGACAGTTCCATATTGTGTATGAAACATCAGCAGGTCTGCTTTAGGATCTAGAACGGGAATTTCAGCAAACTGTTGTCTTGCCAAAGAATGTAACGTTCTAAAATATTTGAAATCATCTTCATCATATTCTTTAAATCTTTTTCTAACTCTTGAAACACATTCATCAACAGCTTTATTTGTAAAAGATATGTAACATATTTCATCAGGTGAATATCCTTGTTTAAGATACCTTTGTACCCTTTTGAGTAAGTTTTCTGTTTTACCTGTGCCTGGAGGTCCAAATATTTTAATTGTCTTCCCACGCAGCTTTTGCTTTAATAAATTTGACATCTTTGTTTTTATGCTCCGATTGTTTTGGTAGAACTACCACCCAATGCCTTGTCTGAATGCTTTTAAATTTAGACTTAGGTTTAGCACCGCCTGTTTCTAAAAATTTAGTACATTCTTTTTCACTCCAGTTGTAGCCCATTTTTTTCATAAATGATTTAAATGTTTCTAATTTAAACCTCATTTCACTTTCATCTCTCCAGATATTACCAGAATCTATTTGATCAAATTCAGTTGTGTCTTCAACATCTTCAAGAAACCTAGTCATTCTAGAATTGAATACATCGTTTAATTCTTCTACTCCATCAAAACCTTCCATATCTTGTTTATTAGATACTAATTCTTCTAACCAATCTCTGTAAGGGTCTGGGTCTCTTTTTGTTGGTTTTAAAGGTCGCCAAACAATATCATAATTTAAAAGTTGTTCCCCCAGGAGCTGCTGCTGGTATAATTGTTTTGTAGACAATCTTATAGATTTACCTTGAATTGGTAAAATCCAATAAGGTTCAGGATAAGAATTTACTTTTAAAAGCTTACCAACTTCTGGTAATGCTTCATTGGCTCCAATCCCAAGTTTACGCTTAACGCATTCAGATGATACACAATGCATTCTAGCAATTGATGTTTTACATTTGTAGGCATACTCCTTATTCTCCACACCTTTAAAAATGTTTTGTAATTCTTTTGGGTGTAATGCTTCGGAACAAACTTTAGTCATCATATTCCTAGTCCAATCTTCATACATTACTGGATCTGGATTAATTTTTTTAGCTAATACAGCTACGTTAAACATAGCATCATTTCGACCTTCACCTTTGACAACTTTATTTTTCATAAAATTTACGACACAAGGTGGGTAATCTTTTGTTGAGTCGTCTTTAAATATTTTAAGTTTTTTAAATGAGTCTGGAGTAAGTTTAAATTTGCTTACAAATTTATATAAATCTTCAATTTTTACTGAGTTGCCTTCATCATCCATTGCAACTCTTGTTGGTGTTTTTGCTTTTTGGTAAGGTAAGTTTACAAAATTACCTTTTCTTTTTTCATCCCATTTTTCAGGTGTTAAATCAACTTCATCTTGTGCAGGAAAAATATCGGTAGTGGTATCATTAATTCCTAAGTCTGATGCTATTTCAATTAATTTTTTACGCATTGAAGATGCTGCTACAACACCTTCAATGAATATAATTAGATGGAGTCCGTTGGACTTTGATCTGAATGGTACGAGTGGGTATTTCCTTTTCCGAATTGTCGATATAACTTCCTTATGCTGTATATTATAACGATCAACATCGATGACCCCCCAACTGCATGTATTATCGTCTCTAATGGGAACTGATCCATAGTAAGCTTCTCCTTTTAAATGTTGTTTCCAATGATCCTTAGTCATCGGTTTAGGTTCAACCCAATGTTTAAATTCTGCTTTCCCTTTAGAGTTTTTATTTCCAGTAGGAGCCGAACATCCAAAATATGTAGATGAGCCCTGGAAGAGTTCTATAAACTCCTCCAGGGTATTGTCAAGTAGGTCCATGTTAGAATGGAGATTTTTCTACTTGTTCTTCTTTGTTGTGGTTTGCTCTGACAGCACCTTTTTTACAACTTGTGTAAAAATCAAAGGCTGCTTTAATTGTTTCTTCGCTCTCCACTTGTCCAGTATGCTCTATCTCCCAGCCATACCATGAACCTAAATTGTTCTTCTCAAGAACAGTTTTAAGTCTATAGTTTTGGGTAAATGGTGCAGGTCTAAAAAAACCTTTACCATCTTTTTTCTTGGCTCTGAGACTCATCATCATTGAGTTCCACTTCTTAGATTTTTTTCTTTGAGTGGATTTCATAGTAATCATAGCTGTTGATGATTTTTCTGGTTCAACCACTAAAACATAGTGTGAAGCAGTCTCCTCAACATAATTACCATTCTCAAGACGATCTTTGCCGTCATCTCCTCTGGTTGTTTTTGACATAATATCCGAATCAGCCGAATAAACATTTACAGGAGCTACTGCGCCCTTATCTCTGTCTTTCCATTCGATATACTCCAACTTATAAAAACAAGGGATTACATTAATACCCTCAGCGCCATTATAAAGTTCATCGGTTACTGTGTTGTAAATCATCCCTGGTCTTGCTTCAGCTATAAACTGACTATCTCCTTGAGTGACTTGTGGAGATAATTGACCAAGAACTTTAAGGAATGGTAATGCTAAACTCTTAGAGTCTACATTATCAAAACCTTCATCAGCGAATTGCTCAATATTTATATTAGCAACTGCACCGGCTTCTTTTTTAATCGATACTTCGTTCGATTGTCCGTCTTTTTTTATCATATGTTACCTATTATTTATTTGTTATTTTCGTTTTATTTGCGATGTACACACCGAACAAATCAAAAGGTAGTTCTTTACCACCTTCAATTTGCTCTTTAACAAAAGCCTTAAGAGTCATAGGCTCAACTTTTTCTTTTTTATTATAGTTGAATCCATGTTCTTCACAGACTTTTATTAATTCAGAGACTTGGTTGTCTTGCCCCCTGTTAAAAGAAGCAGTGACCGTATTTTTAATAAGGTCCTCAAACCCTCCAGTTCTTAACCAACCGAAGGCTTCTTCAACTCTTGATTCAGGAATTTTTGCTGCATAGAATGGTTTTACTTCTACAGTAGAACCATCACTTAATTTCAACAAAGATACACC